TATTCTAGAGCCATCATCAAATAAAGTATATCCATCTGAATCATCTAAGTAAAAAATTAATGAATTATGTATATACCCATGAACTATATCTTGATGAAACCCATAAGAAATTCGTTTTTCAGTTCCTGTAAAAAGATTAAATTTAGCATGATGTAAAGAAGTACATTCGTTTACAATCTCTTTATCTAGCTTAAGATATGCATCTACAATTATATCAGCAATCCATGCATACTCAGATGTAGTTTCATTATTTCTATAGAAATTATGTATAAAACATCCATTACTCAAAGTACCGCCCTTATCAGTTGGCAAAGAGACAAAAGGGTTCCAATAAAGATTAAAACTCTGGTAATTACTCAGATCATCACAACCTACTTTATCTAGAATATTTGTAATATCATAAGAATTAAGAAAATTATCTATAACAGTTATCATAGAGAGCCTTTTTGAGCTAACCGCTGCTTACGAATCTGTCTTCTATCTCGTAAGACTTTTTTATTTCTTTTACGCTGACTAGCTTCAGGGTCTAATTTAGCGTATTTTTTCATTTTAGATCATCCCGGGAAATGCTTTTTCGACAACAGATTTAGTTAACCCTTTATACTCATCGCCTAGTTTCTTATCTTTCATATAAACTAGAAGCTTAGCATCTTCTGGATCAACTGATTCAAGAAGCTCAATATAGAGCGACTCTTTACGAACCTGTTTAAGATCGGGATTACCTCCATCAGTAAAGAGATAGAGTCGTCTAGTTTCAGCATAAAGCACATTCTCTAAATCAATACCGTCAGTAGGCTCATAGGGAGGAGCACCTTCAGGCATCATATTAAAGGTAATTTTAGGACTAAAGGTATATTTTAGAATCTTACGCATAGTTGGGTTATCATGCTTTTGTAAGTATTCAGCTCTTTCAGCTACTTTAGATTTCTTAGCAGCTTTCTTTAATAATTCGCTAACAGATAATTGCATTTTAGAACTCACTTATATGTTCAGTTAGATGTTTAAGTTTGTGGTCAATAAAGTAATTAAATAATTTAGATCTATCATTATCATTACTTTCCATATAAAAATCAACTATTTGAGATTGAATATGTTCAGGTATCTCATTTAAGTCAATTAAAGTTTTATTTCTACAGTAGCCTGCATACCAGCTAGCTGCATAGAGAAGTTCTCCTTCTTCTAAGTCATCTAGAATCTCTTTCATCTTTTTCTGACGTAAAGGAGTCTGTCTACCGCTTGAAACAAATACATCATCCTTACTTAGAATATTAGGAACACCGTCACCTCTATCTCCTTTTAGGATATGTTCTTGAAGATACTTCTCAGGATTACCTCTTACCCATTTACTTTGAATAGGAGACCATTGAGATGTATCTCCATATCTATGTAATTGAATAAAATCTTTATCTCCTGAGACAATAAGACAAGGTTCAAAAGCCATACCTCCTTCTAAAGGAGAAGAATGATATCGTACAACAGTAGCTATAATATCATCAGCTTCAGCTTTTTCTACTTGTATAACTTTATAAGGGAAGGTTTCTCTTAGCTCAGTTTTTATAAGCTCTAGATTCTCAAAGATACTTTTCCAATCGTATCCATCATTATACCTAGACTCTTTTCGTTGAGCTTTATAGTAAGGAAAATAATCGCGACGCCAATAATTTTTATCATCGCAACAGATAACCAGTTCTCCATATTTGTCTTTATGATTACTTCTAAAATGCCTTAATGCATTAAGTATCATATGACGAACGAGATCAGTATCGATCTCACCGTTAAACTGTTTATTATTCACATGGGCCATCAAGCTGCTAATCGCAACTTGAGAATAATCAATAAGAATAGCCATAACTAATCGCTTTTATCAGCTTCCTCTTCATTATAGAAATCAGGATTGTATGCGTATTCGCCACCGTCTTCATTTCCATCTTTAGTAATTACATACTTAGTATCAACATAATCATGTATCGGATGTTTTACTCCTATTGACCTATAAAGAAGGGATCTATATACATCAACCAATAAAGTTACATCCTTTACATAGTTCTCTTGAGTAATATCAAAACCAAGTCTTGCAATTAAACCTAAAGATTCGACAGTGACATACTCTAGACTACCTTCGATTGTAGCCTTTTTCTCTTCTAAAATCAAGAGTTTTCTTTCTTCTGAAGAAAGATTCTGAGTAGGAGGAACTCTTTTTATGCGATCTGATGGAAACGAGATTATGTCTGCCATATAACTATTTATCTTCACTTAGTTCTGTTTCATAACTAGTCTTCATATTACCTTCATTATCATAAGCTGGAACAATAGTTTTCCATCTAATCTTTTTATTTTGCTCTTCACCCCAAAAATTAGAAATCCAATCCCCTGTACGAAGATACCATTCCATATCTCTGATATATCCTTCTACCCATTTAAGTTCAGCTAAAGAACCTTTTTGATTCTGTCTTACTGCAGCTTTCAAAGGACCTAACTTTTCTCGGTTATTCTTAATCCAACCTCTTACAGTTTTCAGAGAGAACCTATCATCGTCAGGAAGAGCAACTACTGAAGCATGATAGTTTTCATACTTCGGCTTACCTCTTTTAGCTCGGGCTTTAGCTAACCTTTCGGATGCTGCTGCTTTTTGCTCTTCAGTAAGTACTCGTTTTTTTCTACGCTTTTTCTGAGCCAAAGATTTTCTCGACATTAAGTTTAACTCTCATTAAAATATCGAAAGCAGGACCATTAATTTCTTCTTCTAAAAGTTCAATGCAGTCTAAAGTATCTTCATAAAATTTTAAACGATCGAATTTAGACCATGAAGAGAGATTTTTATCCATAAGATCAGCTTTGCGATATGTCTCTGCTAATTCAAATTCACCAGGCAACGGGATCCTATTTGGATCAAGCTGCTTCTTCTGCGTCAGTACTGTCATCTAAGTCTTCTCCTAATATACCTTTAAGTAAGGATGTCCATTGCTTACCTCTGAGGTACCAGTTATAATAAAGTTCAAAATAGGCTTTTTGATTATAGAGATTCGTTGTCATCTCTTCGCTTCCTAATACTTGAATAGCATTTTTGATAGCACCGTATGCAGTATTAGCATGCGCTTGTTTATCTTCATTAAAGTTATACATAAATGCCCAGTTAGCACACGTCTCAGGAAGTGCAGCTAAGTTAGGACAAACTACTACACAACCTGCAGCCATAGCCTCGATAGCTGCAATGCAAGAAGTTTCTTGCCAGATAGAAGGGTAAAGAAAGATATGAGCTTTCTCAAGAGCATCTCTTACCTCTTCATTAGTTTTAGCACCATGATAAGTTACTCCAGGATGCTTTTCTAATTGATTAAATAACTCTTTATAGGGTTCGTCTCGCTGTTCCCATCCGTAAATAGAGAAAGAAGAATAAACGTCGAGATGTAATCTATCTCCATACTCATTATATAATGCATCGTAAATAGGAAGAACAAGCTCTAGACCGCGATGGGGTGTAGTATGATAGATAATATTAATTCGTTCTTGAGGATCAGGTTTTACAATAGTATCAGTAAAAGGTTCAATAGCATTTTTACAAACAACCCCTTTACTCGCAGGAATCTGATGAATTAGTTGATAAAGCTCTTTCTGCCAGTCAGAAACATAAACGATTTTATCAAACTTTTTCCATCCTTCTTCTCCTAAATGCTGAACTTCAGGATCCCATGGTAAGTCATGAACCCAATAAAGTGTAGGTTTATTATCATCAATCTTTCGAACTCGTGATGGAATAATTTGAAACTTATCAAGCAGCTCTTTATCAACGTGCTTATGTAGTCCTTCCATCATTAATTCAGTGCCGCCTCGAGCATTCTGATTCTGCTCATTTACTTCACCAAATGAAAACTCACCTTCTTCAGCTTCGGGTGCGTTCGCGTTATCATCTGTAATATTAAGTTTCATCTCCAAGTAGCTCCACTAGTTTATCATATCCACCAACTTTACGATTACCAAAAAGAATAAATGGAACCGTTCTAACGTTAGGGAATCTATCTAAAAAATCTTCTCTAGTTACGTCAGAGCCTATAATAAACTCATCGTAACCTAAGTCTTTACTATCAAGCAATCTTTTTGCTGCTTCACAGTATGGACAATCCGGTTTAGAAAATATCTTTATATGACCTTTTAATCTTTTGTCCATATGTTATAACCTCTCGAGAGGTCTCCTTTATAGTAATCTCGTCCATTTACTTTAATGAACCGTTTATTAGTTTCGTTTTTATTTGGGTTTTCAATAGTAATAACTACATTTTTACCTTTAGCATATGCTTGAACTTTACGAAGTTGCTTTAACGCTTCAGGGGTTGCTGCGCGCATTGCGTTGAGAGTTTTTTTATTAACGTTAGGGCGCTCACCTTTAGAGGTATAGTTAGTTTTAGATTTCTTCTTACCCATTATTTCTCCATATCTAATTTAACTTGAAATGCATTTACTGCATCTTCTACACTTTTAGAAAGTTTTCTTTTACGAGGTAGTTGAGGTCTAATCTCAACGTCTTCTTTACTAAAACCTTTTTGCTTCCAGTATCTAAGACCCCAGATCAATTTACCATCTACAAGATATCTAAACTGTCTAGTTTTAAATGGTCCAAAAAATAAAAGACTAATACATTTTTCTTTATATAAGTCAGTTAAATGAACTTCATTATGTCTTTTTTTATTCCAAAAGTTTACTGATCTTTCTGTATAATTTTCTCCACCATTCCAAATGCGTTCTGAATAACCACCGTACAAAATAACAGAGAAAAAACTACTGATATGCGTATGAAAGAGATCATATTCACCATAAATGACATTTATTAAAACCTTACCTTGAAAAATGGTAGGGAAAGGGTAAAATCGAGACATAATAAGTTTACCAGTATCAACTTCAACTACCTCATCATAAACAAAATTATCGTAGCACCATTCTACAAACTTATCAGTTAATTTTCTTAACATTATCTTCTTCGGTCCACTTATCCCATTGTGCAATACCTGCTTTAGATTGTACCCACTCTATAACAGCAGCCATACCTAAAATAGCACCGCGCTGCTTACCCATAAAGTATCCTATACAATATGCAGCAAAGATAGTAGCCATAGCAATAATAGTATGAGTAATCGGATCCATTTTTATCTCCTTGTTATATAATATAGTACTTATGCAATATTAATGCCAGCATCATTCTGCTTTAACCAGGCTTTCATATCATCTCGAGGCTCAAAAGGGGTATCTGGTATATCAATGTACATATCAAATAATACTGCATATCTAGGTTTATCTGATAAATTATTAGCTGAATGCTTTACTTTATCATCAAAATAAAAGCAATCTCCATTTTTTACATCCCAGGTTTCATTATCAGCTACGAACTGACAATTACCGGGTACATTAAAGTAAAAATGCCCTCTATATAAATTTTTATCCATACCAATATGAGGTTTAATTACTGTACCAGGATAAAGACATGAAATAGCTACAGTATGACAATCAGAGACGTTATCCATAATGAGTTCATAGGTTCTTTTAAACTGCTCAGCATATTTAGTTTTCGTATGATACATTGAAAGAATAACCATCTCCCAATTGCCTTGATAAACTCTAGAAGAAGGATGCTGATAATCAATATTGAAAGAAGGATCGTAAATAGGCTCACAATCTTTTTGTACGCTTTCTAGATAATAAGGGAGCGTTTTACAAAATACTTTATCAGTTCGAATAGCTTTTAGTTGGTCCGCCATTTACTGTCCTTGTCCATCCAGTTAAAGGTTCAAATTCATTAAATTCAGAAGTATAAAAATCAGCTACTAATATTATTCTCTTATCCTTCCCTCGATTACCAGCCCAATGTAAAGGACTATCATCAAAGAAATATAAATCACCTTCTTCTTGTATAATTTTATTAGGGTTTATCTCTCTAGGAATCTGTACAAATAATTTACATTGTTCATTAGATTTTATTACTAAGTGACCTTTAATGCACCCATCATTTAAACCTGTATGAGGAGATATTAATGTTCCTGGTTCTAGAATATTTAGTGCAGCAGATCTTAATTTAGGGATACTACTTAAAAAATAATATGTCTCAGGAAAAAAATTCTGTAGTTTTTTACTTACCCATTTACCTGTTCTTTTATGTAAAGCTGTTCCTACCAGAACTAGCTGAGTAATACCTTTACTCATTCTTTGCATAGCTTCATATTCATCTTTATATTTTTCTTTATCGGCTAATACTTTATCTTTTTTAAAGTATTCATCAAACGTAGGCTTAAACTGAAAATCTTTAGTTTTATCTAAGTTATTCTCTATCTCGTTTTTAATTTTATCGAAAGAATAATTAAATTCAAGATTCCAATCTGTTCGAAAAATATGGGGAGAATCAGTAATCATTAATATTTAAGTATCCCATTTTAGCGCAAAACTCTTTATTAGCATAATTTATTCTAGAGCGCAAGTCACCTGGAAGATTATTAGTAAGAGTACCTTCACCAATTTTAGATTTAGCAGCTAAATTTATAGCTTCTTCATTAAATTTTTCATTACCTAGTCTTAAAAAGCTTATAAAATCATACGCAAGATATTCCATTCTTCCAATTCGGATTCTATCATAACGACCAATATAATGTAGATAATAATCAGCTACAGCATTTTCATTTTCAGCAACATTATTCATAAATGTCATATAATCTT